TCTCCTTTAGTTAAGTTTTTCACAGTGTCATACTCAGTCATAAGTATTTCTTTAGAAAAATCAAGAAAATCACAACCAAATACCATTGAGTTTTTCATCTGCATACTCACCAAAGCACACACCCCAGACTGAGCCTCATACAAAGACCACAAATAATCAAAATCAATAGTGACCGGCAAAAGAAGCCCACTACTACCGCCCTTCATATTCCGTCCAGGGCGTCCATCATTCTTTTGCTTATAGTTCGACTGTTTTGAAATATGAGTCATCAGATAACGTATAAATGACTCTGGAGATCTTTGAACAGCCTTACGAACTGCCGCCTTTCTAGCTTTCTTCACTTCTGGCCTATTTCTATACTCGCTCCAATGCTCACCATTTTCTTTACGCCAAGTTCGCATATACGTATTGAAACAATCCAAACATAAATTTTTATTCTCTTTGAATTCTTTGACGTCTCGCGATACCCCACATTCACGACATTTGGTGGAATCACGCATTGGCCGTTCAGCTTCGATACTCCCGCATCCTTTACAAGACCATCTTTCTGGCTTGAATTCATGTTTAAATTCTGAGCCGCTGCACGCACCACAGACCGTGGGTTTCAACAAACTTGCCATAATATAAAGTCCTCCATCTGTATACAATACATGAAAAAAGCCCGAATCGAACGTTCGATTCGGGCTTTTATTGTATCACAACAGCAATGTCGTGTCAAGGACGACGGACTTTACTATTATAAATTACTTACTGTTACAACTCCATAGTACAAGCCTCCGTCTTCGATCAACTTCTTGCCGTATCGGGTCATGATGCCCTTGTTCGGCGTGAAGCTGTTCGGATCGAGCACGGTTGGAGTGCTCAACAGCGGAATGTACGGAGCGTAGAAGTAACCGGCGTCCAGAACCGACGAGCCTTTGAAGCCCATCAAGATCTTGCAGTTCGGGAAGAGTGGATCTTTGTAGATCTTCATCTTGCCCTGAATGGTGCCGATGTTCATGATTCCGACGTCCACGCCTTCGGTTGTGAAGGCATCGCTGGCTCGGAAGTCGTTCAACTGCTCGAACTTGGAGCAGATGTCGGCGGACATTACCATCCAGTTGGCCGGTCCACGCAGTGTGGTACGGTGGATGATGTTGGCCACTTCCAGAACCTTGTACATCAGAGCGATGTTGCGGTCCGTGAAGTTGACCGATGCCCCTGCGGCGGTCGCGAAGTTGTGGTCGGCTCGAATGGCAGCCGAAATGATCAAGTCATTGATGATTTCACGATCGATTTCAGCAACCATCTCGTCGGCCATCAGGTCGGTGAGAGTAGATTCGGCGTCGATGTTGTGAACGGACTTGAGGTCCTGAGCGGCTTCCAAGCTCCACGAAGTCTTGAGCTTACGAGTAATGGCGGCGACCGAATCGCTGTCAATGCTCAGCGTGACTTCTGGCTGGAACGGGTTGGCTTCCAGGTCATATTCGTAGTTGACGCGGGAAACTGCACCGGCAGGAAAACCACCAGCGGACAGCGTGACTTGAACTTGTCCAGTGCTGTGGTCGAACTGAGTAGCACCGGTAGTGGCGGTGTCGACGGTGAGGGTGCTGGTAAAGTTGGTGCAGTCACCAACCAAAACAACGTCCGGGGCACCATCGCTGTCGAAGCTGACTCGCAAACAAGGAACAGCTTCTTCACAGTTCGGGCTGGCGTCGGCTTCGGTTTCGTACACTTCGACGACGACCGTACCGGCAAGAACCGGACGATGAGCCAAAGTACCGGAAACGACGGTCTGACCGCTGATCGTGGCGTCTTCGCCGCGTACTTCCTGTGAGGAGTAGTACGGGTCAAGTGCCCAACCGTTTTGGCGAGCGTAGCCTTGAGCGGTGTTCTGACGCATGATCTGCGTTCCGGCGACCGTTTGACCCTTGGTGAGGGCGTAGCGGTATCGGATGTAGAAGATCAAGCTGGCAGGCTGACTCATTGGCTGAACACCGACCAAGCTGTCGGCAATCAGCTTCGGATAGGACTTCCGGATGAGGGGAAGTGCAAATCGCGTGAAGTCGGCGATGTTCGCGGTGGTGGTCTGGTCTTCGAAGATGACCGATCGATTTTCCGGATTCCAGGCGTTGAACTGGTTTTCCAGAATCGAGGCCATCAGGCCAAACTTCTGTTTCCCGACCTCACGGCACTTGCCGAGAACTGGGGACCACTTGCGAACCAATTGGTTCTTCTTGGATTCGTGAATGACGGCTGCTTTGTGCAGATCGGTCACGTCTTCGGTGATTGGCCGACGTCCAGCACTTTGCGAACTTTCGGTCAGGTGACGTCGTTGACGACGCACAGTTTGCTGCTTGGTCCGTGTAGGAAGCATATTGGTAACTCCTGGTCTAATGCTCAAATTGGTTTTTACGGTCGAGGTTTCTTAGACGAGATCGTCGTCAGTCATCGCCGCAATGTTGTCAATGCTGAATCCGTTTCCGGTTCCAGTCTTGGTCACATTCGGCCCACCCTTCTGGGCAACGGGACGTCGATCTTGACTTTCAGTGAGGGTAGCCCTCGTTGAACGGGCTCGACCACCATTACGGCTTTCGTCGATCCGTCGCCCTTTCTTCTTGCCGCTCTTGCGGCTTTCAGTTACGGGCTTTTGAGTACCGACTTTTTGCTCCTGTACACTTTGCAGTGCGGTGGCAAGCTGACGGTTCCGCTTGAGAGCCTTTTCAGCAATCGCTGTCTTGCGGTTTGCAAGTTCGACTGCTCGGTTCTTTTCCTCGGTCGCGATTTGAGCCTGACGCTTGAGCTTTTCAACGTTGGCTGTAACGGCACCGCTTGGCTTACCATTTGGCTCCAACCCGTGCAGCAATGCTGCGACGGAATTGAGCTTGGTGAGAGCTTCGGATTCGTTAAGGGCCGACTGCTTGGCAAGCTGTGCCTCGATCGCAGCACCTTTGGTTTCGCAGAAAATCTGCACTCGGCGGGCGAGTTCTCGCTTATGGGCTTCGGTCTCTTCGATGCAGACGGTTTTCGCCTGTTCGACCTTGGCCGCATATTCTTTTTCGAACTGCTCACGAAGAGAAGTTTTGAAACTGTCCAAAGACTCGCAGATTTTACCTGAGAGTTCTGGCTTAACACCAGCTTTTTCGAGCAGTGACTTAATCTTATCCATGGTTTTCTTCCTCGTGATTCGCTATTCGAATTTATGTTTGCTTAGACCAGTTACTCTTCACTACTTGAGATCGAAGAACTTATTGATCTCTGATACAAGTAGATTGTTGTAGGCGTCTGGTGAGAAACGACTTCGTTCCTTCTTGATAGGACGCACACGACGATTCAAGCCTTCTTGAATCTGCAAAATCGCACCATTCACAGAAGGTTCAGCAACCGCGTCCCAAGTTACAAAAGCATATCCCGGCATAACTCGGTAGAGTTCCTTGCCAGCGTTCTCGACGACTTCCATATCGCCTACACCGCGAGATGAAATGCCGACCCGAACTTTGTGTTCGAACAAACCTCGAAGACATGCACCGCATGGTAGATTATGTAGCACTTCGGCCTCGCCAAAGACCTTACGACCATCCATCCAGACCTTCGTCATTAGATGGCTGACACGATCCAAGTGAATCTTGGCATCAGCAGGGTGATCGAATTCACCCATTACCGCTCGGCCAGAAATATCGTCCTGGATACTACTCACAGCGGGCCGGAGAACTTCTCCGGTGGAATAAAATCGACCGTTCGCATTTTCGCGATCGCCCATCTGGATCAAACCGGAAACTCTCATCGCTGGGAGTTCTTTTCCGTTTCGACCTTCAACGACGATATCTTGCTTATCGATAATGTCGAAAGCGAATGTGTCCTGAATCAACTGGAAACCAGCAGGGACAATTCCGGTCTCAGCAATCACGCCACGGTTGAAGGATGGATTAGCATCCTCCAAAATAGCACGATTTCCTTGACGAGTTGGCAACATATTGTACTCTCCCGGTTTACGACTGGCTCATTGACTTGGCGGTCGGAGGCTTGGTCCCCGAACCGTCATCTTGCTTCAGATCCGGGCCAATTTCGTCCAACTTGTCGTTAGTCGCTTTGGTCGGCTTGTGAGTAGGCATGTCGCGAGGATTGCCTTTGACTTCTTTGGTGTACTTCGAGCTTTGAGGTTCGGTGATGTCCTTGTCTTCAAGAACATCGTCCTCCTCTTCACCCATTCCAGGCTGCATCTGAGGTTTCATGCCAGCTTCAGAGCCACCCATGCCCATCTCCTGACCGCCCATCTCGCCGCCGCCCATACCCATTTCATCGCCTGGGCCTTCTTCGTAGTCCATGTCGGCACCGGGTTCCATACCAATTTCATCGCCGCCACCTTCGAAGTCGGGCATTTCATCGCCCATACCCATTTCTTCATCACCGCCCATCATGTCGCCGTCAACACTGTCAACAGGCTCCATACCAGCAGTTTCCATTTCGTCCCCACCGGCTCCCATTTCGTCAACCCCGACGTCATCGCTAACTTCGACCGAGATTCCGCCTTCAGGAGTGGTAGTGATGGTGGCCATTGCTTCTTCAAGGGCACGATCTTCGCCTTCGCTGAGAGGACGCAATTGCTCCAACGACTCACAGAGCCAACCGTGGAACGCATTTCCGTTACCGTCCGCCATGCCAGCCGAAGCAAAAGCACTATCGAACAGCTTCTCAGGAATTGGAATTTCAACCGACCCGTCCTCACTGAGGATAACCGGTGTCAGGGAGGAGTCCCCGCCATGATCGAAGATGAAGGTCACATCAGCGATGCGGCCCATAATCCCATCTTCTTGGGCTTCACCCCATTGAATGGATTCGTTCTTGAGTTCAGCGGGGGCAAGAGTATTCTTCTTGAAGCCTCGACCACGAATCCTTGGACCTTTGAATTGGTCCTCGGCCACATCGTCGTCATCATCGTCTTCCCAAGGCTTGCCAGAGCCACTATCCGAATCATCGTCATCCGAATCGTCGCTGTCGCCGTCGCTACCGCCATCGCTGCCCTTGCTGCCAAATGGCTCAGCAGCACCGGGGAATGGCTTTTCTTCAGAAAAGAGCGAAACGCATTCTTCGATGGCTTTGGTCATACGACCATTTGGAATTCGCAGGCCAATCGCCTTGATGGCCGCTTCAGCCATGCTGACGAGATTCTGCTGGAGGGCTGGACCTTGAAGTTTGTGCTCCAAAGCCAATTTGTCCATAATCCGGACGACCTTCTGGAGGTCAGTCTGGTCGGTGATGACAGGAGCACCATACTCCATCATTGCCGATGTACCTTCAGCGATTTTCTCGTTGGCACCGATAGCGTAAGGATCGGCGTTTTCTTCAATTTCATCCAACTCGTCATCACCAGCAGCATCGTCTTCGTCGTCGCTCGCCATTTCGTAATGGTTTGGACGAGATTCCTTGAGAGCTTTCCCTCGTTTCTTGGATTCGAATGGGCTAGCTGGAGGAGCGGCACCGCCCGGAGCGGGAGGGGCAGCACCAGCAGCCGCTGGATCTTCTTCAGCACCGCCACCAAGGATGGCTGCCAATTCGTCTTCGGGATTGCCTTCTTCTGGGGCCAATTCTTCTTCAGGAGGCATACCCAATTCTTCTTCACCACCGCCACCAGCGGAACTTCCGCCGATTTGGATCAAAGGAGAATTAATATTGATCACCGGTTGACCGCCACCATCATCTGCAGGAGGCTCAACGCCACCGGCCATTGGGTCATCGCCGGGCATCGTGTCGAAGTTGCTGAGGGTATCGGTTGCAGCCAATTCCTCTTGGATCGTCGCGATGAGGTCTTCTGCCTCATAAATTGCGGCGTCATCGAAGTCTTTTTGCTGTAGACGTGCGATGAGGTTATCCAGCTTGCTGGAAAGATCGTGGGATTCCTTGATCTTCGGGGTTTTGTCCTTCAGATCTCCCAGAGCGGTCGCCAAAGCAGATGCAGCAACTTGCTTGTTACTGAATGCTTCAAAGATGAGTTCGAGGAACTTATCGTAGGCCGCTTCAAAGTTGTTGGCACTTTCCAAGATCTGGACGTTTTCAGCTAGCACCGGGTGCTCGGCCTTCTTGGCGATATTACGCCATTCGTCAATAATCTTGTTGCGACTGATCCGCATATTAGTGCGGTACAACAATGTTGCTGTGTCTTTCGCCAATTGGTCATTGAAGACCGCGTTGGACGCCAATGAATTTTCGACCAGTGTCTGGACTTGACCACGGGTCAGCAATGTGAATTCCTCATTCATGTCGAGGAATGGAGTCATTGCTTTGACCGCTTTGTTAATCTTGCCTTCAGAGACAAGACGAGCGGTATTGTAGATCCTTTTCTGGAATCCTTCGGACCAGAATGCATTCGATGCTGTGTCACGCATTCGGCGTGCAACAAGCTTTCGAGCGGCCCATTTGGTGACTGGAAGTCTGACTTCATCACCATCGGAAAAGGTGCCAGATACGACGTGACCATTTTCGACAATGATGCTATCGCGAAGACTTTCGACAATGGTGCCGATCAATCGAGATCGGACGTCTTCGCCGAGAGATGCACCATTGGAAATAGTGATACGGCGGACAACATTGTCACGGCTTTTGACGACACCCGAATAAGGAACGACTCGACCGGAGAATCGTTGTGCTTGCATCCGTTTGAATGCAGAACCCATTCCCTTCTGATCGTTCTCTTCGATCGCATTCACCAATCGGAGACAGGAATCGGTGAAGAGACTTTGCTTCTCTTCCTCAACGATTTCCACCGGTTTGATGTTGATGATCGAGACCTTGCCGCCTTTATCGCGAGCGTGCTCGGCGATAAAGAAGGAATTGGAATCGGTGTCTTCGAAATACAAATTCTTAGCGTGCAGAGCTACAAGGCGGTAATCCTTGCCAGCATGTTTTCCCATGCTTGCTACACGATCTTCGAAAAATGCGACGCGGGCCTGAGCGGAATCGTTCAGGGCTCCCAGAAACTTGCGACTATCCATTGTTACCGATTGGACAGCCGATGCGTTCTGATTTTGAGCCATCAGAGGTACTCCTGCGGATTTCTCCGGTTCGTTATGTTAAACTTATTCTAATTTTGCACAGAAGACTAGTGCTTCAGCACCTATAGGCGACTTACATTCACCGGAATATCTTCTTCAGTGATCAACTCTTCGTCGTCGGTTGCTTCGGTAGGTTCTTCAGCCATTAGGACGTTATAGACCTCCTTAATAGCAGAATCACGCTCTTCACCATCAACAGACCATTCAACCAAAAGTCCATTATCTTTGTTGGGATCGTGTATCGATGAAGCCTTATCATTCGATTCAGAATGCGAATCTGGATCGTCAGCAGTAAGACCATCTAACTCTTTGCTTTCCAAGATGTGTTGGAAACCACTACTAAATTGTCGATCATCAGGTGACTGGAATCTACCCAACCTAGTAGCCCACTTTTTAACAATCTTTCCAGTCGCATCAATCTTGCCTTGCTTCCGCAATTCAAGCATAAGTCGTCGTTCAGCACCGTAATCGAATCCTTCGATTGGAATATCACCAGCATCCTCATCAGAAGCCGGAGCCAATCCATCATCACCTTCCTCATCAGGCATCCCACCTTCTTCATCAGGCATCCCGCCTTCTTCAGGAGGCAGATCACCCTCTTCTCCAGGAGGTAAATCATCCAATCCACCGGGAGCACCACCACCGGGACCGCCACCGGATTCAGTGTCTTCCATCTCCTTCAACTCTTCAATCTCATCAGGCGAGAGATCAGTGAAATGGGTCACAATCCATTCCTTGGGAAACCACCCAAGTTCTTTTAGATCGGCCATTACACCAACGCGGGTCTGCCATGTCTCAATCCGGTAAAGCTCTTCCATCGCAGACGTTGCGGTCAATGCGATTTCAAAACCTTTAAGCTCCTCGACGGAATAACCCCTCAAAGCGAGATGTACAATACATACTTTCGTCAGGCTCGTGGCGATCTCACGCTGCACCCACTGTACTGCTTTAGCAAATTCCGAATGCGATTGAGATAATGATTTTTCATTCGCTTCACCACTACCCTCTCCAATTCCAACTCTTGAGAACGGGATCTTCGTGGGAGCAATCATCTTCTTCTTGAAGTATTCGATGTCCTTAATCTGATCAAGGTTCTCAGCACCCGGAAGCGTATCGACATCAGGTCCAGTATCATCGGGACGTCGTGGTAAGAAGAAGTCATCTTCTTGAATCAACGGAGAATATCTCTCGTCGAAGGCACCGGTAGATGGATTATAGAATCGTTGTCTCTTGAAGTTCCGTGCAATCATTTGCATGTATTCTGGAACTTCTTTCGGCGGGATCAAGCCGACCGGAATAGTAAATTTACGCTTTTCCGGAGCACGTGTGATTCGATAGATGAGGGCAGCATCTTCCATGAGCCTCAATTGTTTGAACGCTTTACGACCGCCGTCCAGAATTGACCTACCATATGGATGGTAAATGTTCTCGAAGCTAGTCAATCTGGTGTGCATCACCTGCCACGGGTGGAAGAATTGTGGCTCAGGGAATATTGCGTCCATGTAAAAGAAGCCGACAAGATCACCATATCTCGTTTCGATTCTGGTGAAATTGTAGACGTTCATGAATCGCAAAGATGCAACTCCGTCACGTTGTTTGTTCAGTACGATCTCATACGGCATGTCTCCATACTTGCAGAGATATCGCACGGTGGGCCTACAATAAGTATCCCACTGCAGAGTATTGAACAGGAAGTCTTCAAGCTCCGATTTGAGCCGCTTGTTGCGTGCTCGGATAATAAGAGTATGCTTCCGTTCTGGATCGACTAAGCTTGCTTCATCAGCATAGAGATCCAAAGCCAGACTGATTTCACCAGTCTGGTCCATTTGCTCGTAATCCTTGTATCGCTCTAATCTGTTGATCTGCAGATTAGTCTGATCAAGAATCGCGGCCTGTTGGTTAAAGTCTAAGAACTCGCCCCAGCAGTGAGCGTGTCAAGACTTGATTGGTCCTGAAAACACGCTCAGCCTGAAAGACGCTATGTTGCCGGGTCAGAGCCCGGATTCGGTCAAAAGCCAGCCAATTACTAGGCATACGATATCCTCAATTCTGCGGTATATTTACCGGAGATGGCTGGATTGCCTACAAAAATACAAGTACCACATTACTTTAACTTTGAGGGGATTCAAAAGTGTCTAGATGGTTACAATCATTATTGGATTTGTTGGCTCGTTGGACCAGACCACAGCCTCCACCACCTTCTCCACCACCCGTTCCATCACCCGTTCCAACTGACCCAAGCCAGTACGCGGCTGATTTGTTAGCGGCTCACAACAAAGAACGCAAGACTCGTGGAATAGGAAGACTCCGACTCCAAACAAGTTTACTATCCGCTGCTCAGAACCACGCTCAATGGATGTCAGACAATCAAAAAATGTCCCATACCGGGGAAAATCGATCATCTGTCGGAACAAGAGTTAAGAATTCTGGTTACAATGCGATGTCCGTAGGTGAAAACATCGCTGCAGGTTATAGTACCGTAGAATCAGTGATGCGAGGTTGGATGAATTCTAGTGGGCATCGATCCAACATCCTACGGAAACAGTATATTGACTGCGGATTCGCCAAAGTTGGCAGATATTGGTGTGCTGTGTTTGCATCACCAATCGCTCTTCGAGATAGCAGAGATGCCATCGGATTCGAAGAGTATCAAGCCGCCGAGTCTTGCCCGGAACCGCTCGAAGGCTCTGAAGAATAAGATTGAATCGCAAAGTTCACCAATTCATTTGGTCGATACTTCAGCTTCGCAATCTTAAACACCGTCCGACAAAGCAAGTACACCACCGCAGCGATCGTCAAACAGATGATTAATGTGGTGGTGGTCGGCGTAGGTGCCGTAGATGCCAAAATCGTATTGACTAACCCAGTAATGGCCGTTAGCCAAAGCTCCGTGGTCTTCCAACCAGGGTTATTTGCATCATTCTTCAGAATAGCATCGGTGATTCTTGAATTAATTTCTGGCATCACTTTTTCTCACTTTTTCTCATATGTGGACAAATACCACCATTTCTATGCTTTCCAAGATTACAATTTACACATAAAATCTGAAAGCCGTCTGGATAACCATTTTTCTTTAACCATCTGGCCATATTCGCACCAGTTGTGAATTTACCATATGGTAAATCTTTTCTATGGTCTGCCCCATTGTTTTCGATGTGGTCAATTGTTAAGAATAAAAATTCGTTTTCACCACAACAAGCACAATAACATCCGCCATAGTGTTCATAAACTTCTCTAACTAGAGTTTGTCTTTCACTTTTGAATTTACTTTTACATTCCAAACAATGAGAAGTATTAGATGATTTACCACATCTTCTACAACATCCATTAGCAGCACGACTTTTGGCAATAGTTAATGTTGAATTTGCTGCTTTTTTACGGCATTTTTCACACAACTTAAAATCTGGACTTGGTGCTCCACAACAAGTACACAATCCAGATTCAATTCGATTTTTCTTTCGTTCACCAGATTGTGAATTATGCTTGGCCCGGCAGCTATCACATCTAATATACTCTTTTGTTGAAATTCTACCACAAGCAACACATAAACCAGCAGATTTTCGTTTTTGCCGAAGTTTCTTTTGCCTTTCCGCTGCTGTCATCATAACACCTCCTAAGTTATTTCTACTTAGAGGAGTCACGCTCATAGAAGAATTTCGCAGGCGTCACGATAGGCCCACCTGTCCCCATCGGAATACCGCCCAATTGCATAGTGTAAGCATCTAGTGCTCGTTGAGCAGAGATGTCAGGCATCTCATCCGGTGCTAAAGCCATAGGCATCAGCAAAGACGGACCACCCTGATCAACAAATTGCTGTTGCTGAGCAATCTGTGAAGAATCGGATAAAATGATTGGTCCAGACTGACTAGAAAAATCACTACCACTACCAACAGGCAACAAATTACCTGCATCAGTGGTGAAAGCATCCGATGTGCCCACCAACGCCAAAGCACAGGCAATTACAAGGTCATCATAGTTTCCAGCACCATCTTCCGCTTCCGTCTTATTTGTATCGCGGCCAGTTCTATCACGCTTTCGAACATAAGTCTGGAATTGCTTCAACAGTCGAGCACTGTAAATCGAATAACCTTGGTCAGCCGATTCAGAAATGAAGTCAATCATGAATTTATTCAACGTCGGCTTACTAGCCAAGCTCGTTGAAAAACCATATTGAGAGACTTTCAAAGCTCGTTGTGAGCTTGAATTACCAACAACCGGCTTATCATTAATCTCTTTCTTACGCCAAATTCGCGGATACATTACGTCGTATCGCAAACTGTCGATTAGAGTGTCACCGCCGTTATTCCGCTCGACCACCGCCAAAGCACAATTGTACCATCTACCAATCCTGTCGATGTACTTGATTAGTTCACGCGGTAAGCAACGAGCCATAAACTCGGCAACCTGCTCCATCGTATCCACATCAAACACTTCAATCGCACTGAAGTCACGACCCTTACCGGTCGCAATATCAACACCCATGACATAAGCATGAGCTTTCGTGCCTTGATCAACAACAACGCTACCACGTTTCTTCATAGGTGAAGCAACAACTGGTTTTTTCCAAACCCATAGACCTTGATCGGGGTCGTTAAAATCGAAGCTCAAATCTTCGATGAGTCCACTTACTGGGTGCACATAAGTCTGATACCCGGTGACTTTTTGTTCGGGCTCTTCCACAGTCGTTTGAATGTGGGCCAACACTTCTTTCGATAGGACGGTATTACCAGATCCAACGAATGAGGCCAAAATTTCTTGATCGAACTTCCAAGAGTCACCTTGTTCTTGAAGTGCGTTATATTGTTCTTCCAACCATGGTGAGTAATATGGACCGTATTTGCCGACTTCGTGTTTGTCAGCCGATTTTCTGATACCGTCACGCGGTGCGATTCGCTTCCAGTCACGTGATAATGGGTCTTTGTATTCAATAACCCAGTCCATATCCCACCAGTTGACCAGAATCGGATTGAATCCGTTGATTCCGGCTTCAGCATCAGTCCATGTGGACCAATACCAGTTACCAATACCATTGGTGGTACTAATCACGATGACGTTACCACCGTGCTGCAACGTAGGCCAACCAGCAGCCCACATACCATCCATACCCTGAATAAACGCTGCTTCGTCAATAATGTTCAAAGAAGCGGCATTACCTCGAAGAACTTCAGGGTGAGATGTAAGCGATTGAATCCTTGAGCCATTGGGGAAAATGATTTCGTGTTCGTTTTGCTTGACTGGCTTCCAAATTTCTTTCATCCACGGCGGGAGATGCTCATAGAGGAACACCACATGGTCCCGCAAGAAGCCCATTGCATCCTCATTACGACGGGAAACGATCAAAACCGTCTTATGAGGGTTGAACATCGCAAACCATGTCGCGAATGCTCCTGAGATCTTAGAAATCCCAGAATTATGAACAACAGCACCGTCTACAATATAATTATTGTGTGGTGGGACTGAAATGTCATAAACTTCTTCTTCATCACCACTCATCGAAACACTTTTAACTTCTCCTTTTTTGCGATTAAAGAAAAAGCCTTTTGTGATCTCCGTTCTTGGCTCTTTATTAAAAATTCCAATATTTTCAACAAATAATTGGAAGTTTTTGCCACCAAAAATACGAAGTTTAGCCATCGCACCTTCGGTTTTAGGAAAAATCTTAGAATCTATTCCAAATCTAGTAAGAAGTTGCTTGATCTGATGCAACATTCTCCATGATTCTTGTCCTATACCGACTTCATTACAATGGTCTCCAGAATACCACCCATCACCAGCAAATAGTCTATTCAGAAATAACGCTATTGAATCATTATCCCATGTAAACACAACATCAGGAATAACTTTATACTCAGCCACTTGACCAGAGATTCCAAGCTTTTCAACCCAATCCCAAAACACTTTATTAGAATAATAAATCCTATAAGATGATATCTTGCCATCATCTCTACTATGTGGCTTAATAGGTCTTCTTAAATCAAAAAATTTATGAAAGTGCTTTTGATATTCTAACAAATATCGCCAACAAGTGTTTGTAAAATGACCTTGTTTTGCTCTTCCATGACCATAATACCCATCTGCTATCATATAACCGAGTATTATCGCTTCACTTTTATCAGCAACAATACCAATTCTCGGCCAATCATGTACTTCTAGTAATCTATCATTACTATTAAGATTTTGTGCCTCTACTTCTCCATTATATGTGAAATAATTATGATCTAGTGTCGATCTAGATCTATGGCCAGTCTTCGACTCGACCTCACATACTTCCATTATTCCATTTTTATGAATTTCTAAAACTGGAACTATATCACATCGTCTAGTCTCTTTATTAAATGAATATACTTCATCTCCTACCTTTAAGACATCCATTCTCTTTGGCCCAGTTGGTGTCCAGACCATTTGATCACCAGCGAAGCACTGTCGGCATTTTCGGAAGATATTGAGCCGGTGTTGCCGGAAACACTTAATAGCGTGAGTTTGATAACTGAATGGATGGAAAGGCAGCACACCGGCAGATGGATGCTTCAATCTTCCGAAATTGCTAAGAAACCACGAAACGGACTGTTGCGACCGTTTAACGACTTCTTTCTGTTGTGCTGTAAGATTAGCCACTAATCCAACTCACTATAATCTGGCCCTTGCCCACTCAAAATCTCATCAAGTTCAGCACCAGATACCTGCACATTATTATTCTGGATACTGACTCCGGCTTTGGTGGCGGCAATCATTTTTGCAACACCTTCCATAACCTTTACTGCATTCGTGTTGATGTTAGCTTTCACTTCAACTGCTTTTACCAACCCATCGATATACATTCTAGATGGGCTTTGTTGTTTATTGTGGGCCGCGTCGCACTGGCCCCGCAGCATATTGATAACGTCTTGTGCTTCCTGCCTATCCGACCTACAGGCTTGTAGCACTTCGTCCGATACCTCCTCCATTTTGTCGAGATATCGACTGACGTCGGCGGCTGCTTCATCAACAATTGTACCCTGAGTGCTGCTGCTTACAACCTCAGAGCCATCGAATCGCCGCTGATCATTAATCGCAGCGACTTCATCAATAGGTCGAAGTGTTACTTCATCACCGGTCGTGACTTTGTTAATGACCGGATCTGGTTCTTCCTTTTTAGATTTCTTTTTCTTAGACGGTTTCTTGGTCGATTTTTTCGCTGCAGGTTCCGCCGTAGGCTCTTCGACGACGGGCTCTGCTAATTCTTCGGATATTTCTTCCTCAGTTGGCAAGAACTCATCTTGCTCATCCAACTGATCTAAAAGATCCTTCATTTCGTCGTCGAGTTCTTCGGTCATGGACTACCTATCTGATTGCAGAAAGCTGATAACCAATCGCGGTTGACACCAGGCTTACCCATTAGCTTGACAGCTACAGCATGCATGACAGAACGGTCTTCCACATCGGCTAAGAGTTTTTGATCGATTGGTTGGCCGATGTTCTCTTGAAAGAATTCGATCGCTTCTTTCAAACTTTTGGACATCGTTCGTTTTTGTGTTCTCGCACTGCGTCGATGCCCACCTTTACCACCATGCTGCATTTGTGTGCGGTCTGCCCGTTCTCGTTTGGGTTGAACCCGATCGGCCATGGTGGGGCCTTGTGTTTTCGCATGCCCATCTTCGTCTTGATGACTACGCACATTATCCTGATTAGGATTCTGGCGTCGTCTTAGCCGGTCCCGTGCCGATTCCGGGGTCGCTTCTTGAATAAGCTGATTGAAGTCATCGGCGGTAACGGTTTGGGATTCGATCTTAAGCAGCAGAGCTTTATCTTTCATATAATCATCCTTCTGAATGAGCATCATACCCTGCGGACAGCCGGGACAATCCTCTATGGGACGACCACAACAACTTGTGACAAACTCCAGTTTATCCATACCCTATCTTTGGGCGGATTATTCCTCGTCGAAGTCAATGTTAATTCTTCGACGGTCTTTCGGTTCCGTGATATTACGGTTGATTGGGGAATCCGTAAATTCGAAACTGCGGAGCTTGATGAGGCGAATGAAGCCAGTCACAACTGCTCTAGACAAACTGGTTCTTTCTACCAATTTCCCTATTGTTCCGTCATGCGGCCTATCATCGTTGTGGATTAGCCAATCCAATGCTTCGATGATTTTGATGTGATCCTCATTATACTGGCAGACCGTACGGGCCTCTTCTAGAAACCGCACCATAATATCACTAACCGGACGTGATTTATTCCCTAAATGGGACACATACGATGAGGAATTTTTCCGATCCCGACCTTCCTTTTTGATGTAAGCCAAAATCACAGTACGAGCGATCTGTGACCACATGTTGAAGACTTTGGACATCCCACGGTAAAGCAACGCCTCAGAACCGCCGTATCGATCTTGAACGGGCTCAACAATCGGTTCAATGTCGAGCTTGGCCTTACAATGAGGACAAACCCTGCCTTTATGCATCTTGACCACTTCTTCCATGGTCTTGATGCCATACTCTCGATCCTCAGGCTTGTAGAGGAGAGATTTGGCAGGATGATCGGGGTTGTAGCATGACCTGCAATGTGGTCGTCCCCGATACTTATAGAGAGTTTTCTCAATCTGAACCCAAGCCGTCTGTAGAAGGTCGCCAAAAGCTGACTCTTCTTGGCCCGGATAGATCGTATGAAGCCCTTGCTTTCTGATGACCTGCCTAATCAGTTCTGTCGCATTGGACATAATCTGATCACGAAGTTCAATCTTGGTGCAACCAGTCCAGATATACTGCGTCAGTTGCCATTCAACAATTTCGTTGATGAAATACAACTTCCGCTGAGGAATTGGCTTTTCAATCGATTTGTTGTCATCGATCGATACGCCGCTTCCTTGGACTGTCGAGGAGTCCTTTTCTGATGTGGAATCTGGATTTGACGAGTTGGGCTCCATCAACACTCCCACCCGGAAATATTACTGTGGTCTGGTAGCCTGCGGCGATCATCGCCTTCAATCTCGATCGTGAATGTTCGTAAAGGTATTTGTTGCATCTGAAGAAAAAGTCGAAAATCCTGCTTCTACCGCGAGAGTTGTGACGTACTGCACGCCCCACTTTCTGGATGAAATCAGATTTCAGCTTACCTCCTGTAGCAACAATTAAGTTCTCACAACCACCATCGAGGTCGAGACCCCTATTAATTATCTTACCACCAATAAGTACGTCAAACTCTCGCTTCTCAAACCCACGCAGTTTTTCATTACGCTGACGTTTTGGTGTCTTACCATAGATGAATTCAGAAGTGAGACCAACATCCGAGATCGAAGCCAACAGATTGTGACCCAATCTTTCCCTATCAACAAGTGTTAACGTGCCGTCTCCTTTATATTTCTTACAAAGATTAGAAATCAACTTGTGAAATTCTGGATTATCAACCAACCATTCATCATAGGCAATGTCGTAAGCCGTTTGATCATGAATCCCACCGCCGCCTTCAATACCAAATGCGAACATGTAGTAATCAACAGGAATGATTCTGCCAATGCGTTGCAATTCCTGCCTGGACTCTTTCACAATCACAGAGCCCAAATGTTCCTCCATAACCATCCCTTCGACTGGCTTGTCATCGTCGTAAGGTGTTCCAGAATTATGAACTAAAATCGAATTGGCTATAAAATTCGGCGTTTGTGACACATTCACGACATCAAACATCTCGACCGGGCCAACAAATCGTTTATCTTCAACAGAAGCATCCTTTTGACAAAGATAATAAGGAGCACTTTTTGAGGAAGATAAATGATCGTCAAACGAGAACGGGATCACAGCAAGCCTGGGTACCATTATATCATCACTGTTAGTTGTGATGATTGCCAATCCGTTTTTGAATGCCCGGTCAATAGACCAAGCTATCAGATCAGAAAATTCAGAAAGCACCTGTGCCCTGATTGCGTCAATAAACTCCCGCATATTATTAATGGAAGACGTAAAGCTCTCGATGCTTATAAGAAGAAAATGGTCAAACAACATAACGTTGAGAATTGGTTTTCCGTTCCTGAAAACCAAGAATCCGCAAAAACCATCAAACAACAACGGTACGGATGTAAGTCGTTCAACAATCAGCCTAAGAGGAGACAAACCTGCATTGCAAAGTATGGTGTTGATCACCCTATGAAAACTCAAGAATTGGTCATGAGAGTCCAAAGAATAATGATAGAGAGACATGGCGTCCCCATCAGCTTCCAGATGCAAGGAGCAATCAAGCAAAGGGAAAAGGTCTTTGAGAAGAAATTCGGTGGGAATCCGGTCAACGACCCTGCTGTCCGCCAAAAGATTAGCAACACACTTTCTGAAGGATATAGCACTGGTAGATTGCAATTCCCCACAAAGTTCAAGACAGGATATTATATGTGCCGTCGCGGAAGATTGCTGTATTACTCCTCCTCGTACGAATTTTTGTTCATGCAATTCTTGGATGGGAACAGTGTCGACTTCAGCATTCAGACTCCGCGAATCCAATACGAATTTAACGGAATTAGAAAATATGTTGTCGATTTTAGCACTAACGAGTTCTTGTTCGAGATCGGGCCTCGAAAACTCAAATCCAGACCACGCAATGTTGCTAAAATCAAGGTCGGAATCGAACATGCTAAAGAAATCGGGAAAACTTTTAAGCTTATCGACGAATCCATCATCCTCAATCTTGACACGTTGACCTGGGATGACATCTGCAATTCTAACATAGCCGCCACAATTATTGGCAAGTAAATGATCAGCAGACCCAATCAATAATGAACCACCAATTTTAACTTCATATCCATCACGAATACCGGTTTTTATTACAGTTCCGCGTTGAAATATTCCACCTTCACTTAACAAAGTCACTGATTCATCATCTCTGAATGATGATAATTCGCGGTCGCCGTTTGGTGTTCTGATAATTGTAGAACCATCTAAGCAAAATCCATACCTACGGCGTCCTTTAAACCAATGCCGAAACATAGTCTTGAACGGATCTGATGTGGCTTTATCGCAATTATGAACAATTATGCCATTAGATTCAAAGCTTGCGATACCATCAACAGTGAAATCAATCAAACGCTCTCTACCATATTTTTCAACAGTTTTTACAGGTTCGACAGCAAAACCTGCTAATGAAGTGGTATCTATCAATTTAATTGACAACTTAGATTGAACACTATTAACATAATCGCAAACCAAAGATGTATCATCATCTTTTTTTACACGATTCCAAGAAGTGCCAGAAGATACACCACATAGATTAGCGATTTTAGCATGTGAGACACCATATAATCTCTTTGCATAATCATAATCAGAAATATGCAGCAAAGACACATCACTTATTCTTTTCTGCCAATCTATTAGCATTTTCAAAGAAACTTTATCAGTATTTGCCGGAGACAATTTTGTATGGTGACATCCTAAAATCGAAGCTAGCTTCATAGTCGGCAAAATATCCAGCCACTTAAGCAAGTATGGTTTAGGGCTAATAAATCTAGCACCATGCATCCCACCAATCGCTGGTTTATTCTTTCTTTCAAATCTGAAACCAACTAAAGCATAAAAATCGTTTAAATCAGATCCAGTAATAGAAACCCTCCACCCAACAGAATGTAACGGATTGTCTCTTTTATTTCCAACATATAGTGAAGATTTTATTCCTAAAGAAGACAATAGAATTTGAACATATTCTGCTAATGGTTTATCTGATGAATCAAAGTTCACATGATCATCATATGAACATCCTTCTGCATCAAATAAACCAGACAAGATGGAAGCTATAGCAGAATTATCAGGAATATCAAACAATGGATTGATTGAGCCCATTTTTCTTCCCGGCTCAAACCCCAAACATTTAAGATCGTCTACCATCCTTCTTGACTTCAATCTTATTACTAAATCATTCCTGTTATCCACAGAAGATGAATATTCTATGTTATATTTCACAGCAACCGATCGCAAACATCGCTCCCAATCTTCACGATCTTTTCTAACACCAAATTTCACTTGTCTATTGTTTTGAAGATGCCCATCTCCAATGAATAAACCGACAAAATACCAAAATTCGGACAATTTATTCATTGGAGATGGACTAGTATCGTTAACCAAAAGAAGAGAATTCTCTTGTAAATAACTAGTATGCACATCTTCTCTATGTCCCTGAACAAAGGTTGCGTGCGGATGATTTTTTGAAGATATCAACGATCTACCGCGTGTGGTAGTAACTTTAAAAGCAATATCATATTTCTCAGCAGCATCTAAAACACGATATTCTTTACCACCCACACTAACACTTCTAAATTTTCCATTTATAACATCAGCATACAATGAACCAGCCGTTTTAATCCCATTATTTAAATTGATAAATGAATCCTCATGAACGCATTCATCAACCAGAAGCATTTCAGCCTCTTTGACATACCGTTGCAAAGACTTCGCATTTTTCCGCCGTGTCTTATATCCCTTGAACGAAATCTCCCACTTCTCCAACTTCTTCTCATACGTCTTATCTGTATCTGCGTCAGTCCTTTTAGGGACTTCTGGCGGCTTTGATGGAATAGTAAGCGACTGAATAGTGCCGACTACAATCCGCTCACCATTCGGCTTCTCACCAGCATAGAATAGGCCGACATCATCAATCACATCACGGAGTTCAAGCCGTTCTTTAAGCTGTTCAACCACAATCCGCTGATCAGCGATGATTACTGTGGGGCATGAGATCGCCTTGCAAATACCGGCTATCATCTCTCCCTTCCCGCCGCCAGTCGGAATGTCGGCGATGCCACATTCGACTTTACAAGCAGCCTGAATACCGCGAACTTGATGTGGGTCGAGAGTAATACCCGGTAAGAAATCGGGTTTGATATCCTCAGGCTTCATCTTTTTATGAGGCCATTTATCACGACGATCTTTAATAACTAGTGGTAGTTCATGCTTTTCGCATACTCCACGTAGTTTGCTGAGCAGAGGACGGGCCATCCTCTTTTTAGCCCGATTATACTTGCGATAGATGCCGTCCCAGTTGCCACGTTGTTCGGGATCAACATACATTCCGGGTCTGGTTACACTGAATTCGATCCACAGGATCTGCTCTTCAGCGTCAGTGATATTGTCGAACCAGATCCATTGATTGCACTCGATTATTGCTCGCATAGTCTTCTAATACACCCAGGATACACCCAGGATACACATGAGGCCGAGCCACCGATAATGGCCCGGCCTCGTGTTCAGAAACTCCTTGCAGGAGTCGTATCACGCGATCACGCATTTATCGGAATCGCAGAATTTTGCACCTTCCGCATCCTGACCAATGAAGTCAGTGTAATCGGTTGGCTTGATGCCTGCGTTGTAGGCTGCCACTTCTTCTGGAGTGCACGGCTCATATGGAGCTTGAGCATAACCATGATTGGACGTCGGCAAAAAACTGATGCCCTTAAGTTGGTCTTCGAATGTCTCCAAAAGATGTGCGATCTCACCCGCTTCATCTGGGTTGAACTTGACAGTACACGATACTTGATTGTCAGCCCAATATCGTTGGTAATCGACGACGTTTACCATTTGTTCCCAGATAGATACCTGAGACACTGGTTTCACACGCTCATCGCTGACGCCGAACTTCACAACCACAGTCCGATCCTGATCTTTAACATCAGGCTCGATATGGAAGCCAGCTTTGCTGAGAATTTCAACCAGTGGACTGTCAATAGACAATCGAACTCGTCTCCAGTATGTGCTCGCCTCTGGGTAGTGAATACCGGGTGTAGCACCGGCAACCAACGAGACAGTGCCACTCGGCTTGACCGATGTCACCTTGATCGAGTGTTGAACACACAACCATTCCGAGTAAACCTCGTCCCACCGCTTGATCTCATTGTATCCAGCATCGCAGAAATCCTTCATCACGGTGCGATGACCGAATTCCGAGAAAGCTTGAACAATACCACTCTGTGACAAGCCAATCCGCCGATTGCGGAGTGTGACCTGATTGGTTCGTGGATTGTGGGTCGGTAAGAGCGTAACTGTCTTCGCATAGAGATAAGCGAATTTCAGAGTCCGCATGTAGTCATCAGCGTCCTCATGATTGGCGGGGAATGTCTCCACCAAGTTACATAATTCGTACGACTCAAGGGACTGCTCAAGGCAGGGGTTTCCGCCTTTCACACGACCGTCGATACCCGGCTGCTTGCCGTCGATCATACGACCATAATCACGCATGTTGTCAAGCCACATTAGGCCCGGCTCGCCATTCGATGCGATTTGTTGGCCGACAGCCTTATAGTCCATGCCAACGTAGGCGAAAATCGAGTTGTTCGACGCCCAACGATGATGGTTGAGTGCGTTCCATGTTTCAATCGCTGGGATCAGACGTTCTTCAGGGATAACCAATTGGTTATCCTCCATGAAATCTGCCAACGTAGCCTTGTTGCGATCTTGGCTGTACAAATTGCCGGTGACCTCGTAGAACTTGGAGTAGTCGCTCTCGACGAGTGACTCCAACGCATTCTTCATCGAGCAATAGTCTTTGTCGTCTGGCTCACCAAAAGCGATTTCAGCGGTTCGGCGGACATTTCCAGCAACAACACAACGACCGATATAATTCATCAAGTCCGTGATGTCTACGCTGGATAGCGTCTGACCGATTTTCCGATCAAGGTGTTCACGAACCAGTTCGTGTAGCTCTTTGAGGATGCCGGGTCCCGATGCATGACCACCAAATCCTTTGATATCCGAGCCCGGTTTTCGAATCTCACTGTAATCAAATTCGATGAAGCCGGTCGTACTTTTCTTAGTGTAAGACCAAATGAGAACTCGAATCGAGTCTACCCAACCTTCACGCGAGTCGTGAATGATATAGCGAAGACCCTGGTCGGCTGGCTCTTCGATTCGTATTTTCCCAGCACCCTTGGTGTCGAATCCGACACCGACACCAAGCATGGACATATCCATCAGGAAGCAAAATGGTTCCGCTGGGTCCGCTTCGATTTGATCGTCAGTGGAGACGAAGGCACAATTGTTGAGAGCCGCACTTCCACGCTCCCACATGAATTTGGTGCCCATCATCCATAGGCCGCGTCCGGGAGGAAGGAACTTGAATTCCCACATCCTGGTAAACATCTCTTGGGCCGAACCCTGTGCTTTTTCGGCGGTCCATGGAATGTGGATTTTGGAACAGTGGCGACGTTGGATTTCATAGCATCCTTCGACTACACGGCGAAGTGTATCAAGGAAGCTTTCTTTCTTCCCGTCTGGTTTGAGTCGAGAATATGTGCGGTAGAAGACAAACTCACCAAGGCCGTTGAATCCGAAGTTGGGTTTCTTGTGTGCGTAAGAGGCGAGGAATTCGGCATCGAGTTTGAATTGATCCTCGCCATTTGTATGGCGTATGTGCCCAAAGTATGTCTCTGAGATATTTGGAATCTCATCGGGGGCGGTCTTGGTTGTTGCTCTCAGTTCTACAGACACAGTTCTCTCCAGTCAGGGCCTAAAATCCGTTTCACTTGGTTTACATTGCTGGCATCTTCAGTGAATTCGACACGCAGCATATACAATTTGGTCGTCTTAGGGAGGATCTCCCTTTCCTCTGGATGGGAACGGGCTAAACGAGCCAAGGCGATACCACACGTTTTTGACAACGCTAGATACAATCTTGAGATTCGTGATGCCTGAACCCACTTTACGAGATTACAGAATTCGTCTGGATCTCGTCGATAGAGAAGCGTCTGAAGTAAGTCCTCGTCCGATTTGTTCATCAGCCATTTATGAATGTGTTCGATTGAATCGGCACATTGTTGATTGGTGTTCGCCTTCTTTTGCAACTTGTCGTAACAAATCTGCAAAAGATTGGCTTGGTGCAAGGAGGCCATTCCTTTTCGGAGAACACCTGCTTCTTTGCAATGCAATATTGCGATGCTGATGAATTGGCGGGCGGTGGCTTCGTCAAAGTCCCATTCAGCGAACTTTAACGCTATGGCTCGTGTATATCGCCATTGATACGTTTTTACCGGGTCTGTTTTGGCAGGAAATGCTAGCCTAAATCCTTGCTGTAGATAGGCTTCAGAACACCACTCCCAAACCGTCATGATCCGCTCTTCTGATATATCCAGAACATTCATGCGGTCGTTAATACAAGGAGAAGCAATGGCTGACAAAAATGAACCCCTCAACGTTGATGACACACAAGCTGAATCCGAGGTCGATCCCAAAGATGCCAGCGGCGATGGTGTTGAAGACCATCGCCAAGACATCTTTGAAGCGATATTTGAGCGGCTTATGAATGGATTTGGCGAAGCGTGTGAGAAAGAGGGTATCCAAACTGCTATAGCAGTTGCCAAACATCCCGACTTCAAGGAACCCTTCGTATTTTACGTGGCCCCTCACATCGTAGACGCAGCCACCTTAATGGCCCAAATCCTGCGTCAAGTCAAAGGCCAACTACTCGAAGATCTGGACACCGATCACCAATGAAAGCACTAGTAACCGGAGGTGCAGGCTTCATAGGCTCACACCTCGTAGATCAATTATTGAAAGACGGCCATGAAGTACATGTCTGGGATAATCTAGCAACAGGTAAACTAGACAACCTCCCAACAAATCCAAATCTCACATTCACCGAAATGAAAGTGCACGAGCTACACTTTCATAATAAGACAGATTGGATGCTGCTTGGTGCTGGACCACGGTTCGACGTCATTTTCCATCTCGCCGCAGATTCTCGTATCCAGCCTTCATTTGCCAACTCACATAGAACAGTGAATTCAAATGTGATGGGCACCCTCAATATGCTAGAGGTAGCCCTGCGGCACAAAACCAAAATAATATTCACCAGTACCAGTTGCCTATACGGTGATAAACTCTCGAACCCGTATGCCCTGTCCAAGCAGCACGGTGAAGATCTGTGTGTTATGCACAACAAAATACACGGCACATCGATAGCCATCACAAGGCTTTTCAATGTTTACGGGGAAAGAGCACCGTCTAACGGCCCCTACGCCACAGTGCTTGGAATCTTTGGACAGCAAACCAAAGACGGTAAAAGACTGTCTATCGTCGGAGATGGGAAGTCAAAAACGAGACTTCATCCATGTTTCCGACGTGGTAAAATGCTTCTTGAAATTATCGGAAGATGATTGGAAGTGTGAGATATTTCAAGTGGGTACCGGAACAAGCCATTTTATTGAGGAAGTGGCCAAAATGTTCCAGCCGGGGAAGAGGCGGATTCGTTTGGATCAAAGACCCGGCGAAATGAGAGACACGAAAGCCGACCTATCTTGGACCGACCTTGTTGATTGGAAAGCTGAAAAGGATCTTGCTGACTATATTACCGAACAGGTTCAGCAAATAACCTCAAAATCCGCTTCTTAAGATCATCATCCACTTTCGCATGGCATTCCATCAATACTTTATGGATGGGATTAGCGGAATCAAGTGCCCAATTATAAATCACAACATTCAAGTTGTTGAATCGCATTGGGACACAGGGAGCATCGCGTAACTCCCGCATTTTATCCGTGACTTGGGTGCAGACCTGATCGAATTCGGGGCTCTCTTCGCCAAAATACCCACGAACTGACCCTTCTACTGAGGAGACGGCCTTTTCGAAATCTGTGAAACTGTATATCCGGTCGGCATCGCCATCATAACAGATCATCCAGATCGGTATTACTTGGTGTTTAAGTTCCATAGATCCTGCAGGATAGAATTAGGAAGGGAATCGATGGAATCTGGTGTGTCCAGTTTCCCGCCTTCCACTATCCTTATAATATCGTTCCTTCGAACTTCTCCGCTTCTGTCGGCGAAATATTCTTCAATCATCTCTCCACTCTTGCGAACCGCGAACATATGTGGAACAAGAGATGCTACATCGTATGTATTATCCGGGCCTAAAACAGTTCTTCGAGATTGTGGGCCGAACATCTCAATGACTTCAATGAGCCCAGAGATAACGATGAAACGATTCGCACGTTCTTCATGATAATGGAGAGAACAGTAGCCGCCAGCTTCGATTTGCAATTCGTGCTTGGAATAAAACGGGCTATCAACTATTTCCCGCGTCTTTCCCCAGCATTTTTCTACCCAATTGCTCATCGGTTCCGAATACCTCCTGGCGGTGGTGATTTTTCGTAGTAATACGAAGTGGTGCGTTTACCTTCGATGATCAGTTCATTGTACTTGACGCCATCGCCATCAGTAGAATCCAAATCACCGTTTGGTAGGATGTTATCGGAAGGGCTGAATAGGTCAACATATGACACACCATCAATCGCTTCGACAACTTCAATCAGATTGGAAATGAACAGCCCCTGACCCATATCCCATTTGGAAATGTCAAAAAAGCCATCAATAGCGGATTCTACCCTATCCTTGATGATTGAGGCATCCGAGTTCCTGTTGACCACCACATTCATCTCGATATTTACTGATCTGATTTTACCATCAAGCACAGAGACATGATCGGTCAGCACATTCAAATCGCTGAAAAAAGTCTCCAATCCGACTTTAAGTCCAGCATTTGGTGCTGTTGGGATTCCGTCTGGACCATCGGCTAGGGCATAAATCTCTATCAGATTGGCATTCAGACCAGTTCGGATTGTGGCGACCGCTTTACTGATCGCTCCGAATACTGGATGAGCGAACGTGCTAGCCGTTTGAGCATAATCGTCAGCGGTGACGATGCTCCTTTGTACAGCGAAGTCCCTCGGAGCCCTTTTCTTGGCCTGCTGGATCGTCTCTCTGTCTGTGCCCCCACTAGACGGCGAAATGTTACGGAAACGAACGGAGACAGCCGCGTTGGCAGGTGGATTTGGTGATACTTGAAGCTGTGAATCAATCTGTCCAGCACCGATCCTACCCCGAATACCACCGCCAGTTCGAAACCTGAATTCGATACTAGCACCAGATTGCGGAGCTTGGCCGGTCACATCATCACCAAATCGGAATGATGCGATATTTTTAAAGAAGTTGACTTCCACCACTTTATCATTGGGACCATATCTCTCGATTGGCTCAGTGATCACTATCCATTCTTCAGACGAGCCACCAATCGTTACAGTCACAAAAATCGGATCTTCAAGAATATTCGATTCAGTAATCTGGAAAGCTTGATTTGGACCACCAGCACTAGTCACTACAACAGGACTAGCAAATGACCCTTCAACGCCCCACGCAATCACACCTCGTTTTCCGGATGGAACGATGATTCTGCTGGTCCAGTCCCCCGGAGAGCGGAATACTTCATAGATAATCTGTTGTGCATCCGGCCCACCAGATGTGGCGAATGTAGAGCCCGATGTGATTTCAATATCGGTGCTGACGGGTAAGTCGACCGACACTTCGATATCGGTCACGGCTGGTGTTTGGCGTCTGATCCGCTGATTGATCAAAGCGAGGTGGTTGATAACTGCCTGCTCAGTTTTAGCAGTGGGTAAAGTGGCTTCATTAGCCAAAATATCACCACGCAATGAGAGCTTCGCAACAACCGAAGACACAATTTCTGTCAGCATGATAATTCCGTTGCTTGCAACGAAATCGTTAAACTGATCTGGATAGTATGTCCGGATATACTCAATGATCGCACGACGTGCTGTCGTATAATCAAGACCGCTGAAGTCTAAACGACGCAAACGAGCGGGAGGCAGAACAACACCGAATGCTTCCGGAGTATTCGGAAGGTCAAACAGCGTTTCTGTTTCTTTAATTATGTCGCCGATATTTCCGGATGCCATTATAACCTCAGTGGTCCCTAAAGAATCTTGGATTCTGTTACCAAATCGATGAACTGCTCGATCGATAACTGCCGTTTTGGATCTTTTTTCATATGAACAATAATGCCGATTCTCAACTGGTTCAAATCGGTATTCCTCTCAAGAGTGACAGATTCTACAACCACACGCGGCTCTTGAGCCGTAATCTGGTTTTCGATTTCGGCTCTTAGAACAAGAAGCTCAGGTTTTGTAATTTGTTCGAATACAAAATTACGAAGGTTAACACCAAAATCTGGCCGCATTACCCGTTCGCCAGGCACGGTCAACAACAATTGCAAAATATCGTTTTTGATGAGACGTTCATCCTCCTGTCGTGACAGAATATTTTCTGCCCCGCCGATGAATGGAGGATTGAAACCGTAGTATTGTGCTGTCATTATATCAGTACCGTAGAAACAGTACGCAATTCGTCTTGAATTCGTGTCGCCTCAGCAGCCAAGGCATTCGCTGCTTCAGTCGCTGCATCACGAGCCACAAATGCCTCATCTTTTTTCAACTCTAACTTGGCGATCAACTCTTCTACGCCACTTTCAGTTTCAACCGTTTGGTTTTGAATGACGTTTAGAGCATTGATCGTACGATTAGAATCATTGATTATCTTCTGATTCGTAACAACCAATTGCTCAGCGTTTTTCCGCTGCTGTCTGACAACATTCAATTCATCAGACAGATTCTTATGCGTCAGTAATGACACATCGTTGATCAGTTGCTGATCCTCTTCATCAATATCAAGAGGCTTATAATTAATTCTGGTTGTATCATGTTGGATCTGAGTTTTAGGACTGACCAGCATCGGATCAAGAAATTTCAATGGTGCATCAGAGAAGTCTAAAACTTGACCGGTTTCAAAGACCTTATCGTTCGACCCCTCAGAATCTCGCCGGGATTTGGAAATAGTAAACACCAAATCTCCAACCACATCCCGCCTTCTGAGAACATCAGGATTTCGTGAGACACGTTGCCGATCCACGATCCCAGGAGGAATCTTAGGAAAAATCAGATTGGTTCGAGGCGGAGGATCGTTACTGATTGTAAACGTAACATTCCCACCAGCCTGCGGCGTTTGCGGCAGAACATTGGAATACAATCCAGTAGGGAATTTTACTATCACTCAATCGGCTCCGCTTTTTCAAAGGGCTTATTGTATGTTTTAGCCCTATCTGTAGGTTCTCGCTTTTGTGGTAAATCCGGTCTTGGGATTCTTTCTACAGTCTCACCGCCCGGATTAGGACAACCAGCACCGGGACCAGGGAATACCCCACAAATGAAAGCATTCACCCTTGGACCATGGAACGTGGCGTTCGTCTGAATATTACCATTGAACATAGTAAATTTGGTACCAGCAGCCTGCATCCGGATAGACCGACCCGCTCGCATGAAAATGTGTTTATCAGCACGCAGATTAATACTACCATTACTGATCACGTTGACCTGTTGGTCGGCATAAATCTCGATGGAGCCATTTGATTCATTGTTGTAAATGACGATTTTCCGCTGCTTCTCATCAAACCACTGATACATCTTCTTTTTCTTACGGGCTCGCCAAATCCCAAGACCCTCTTTCTTAGAGAACCACATACCACGGTGCTGACAGTCAACGACTTCAGTCCATGGGCCATCGCCTTTCTGACCATCACGAGCTTCAAGCCCTTGATGAATTTCTTTCCGACCAACACCAGACGGATTAGCCGGTTTTTCAGGTCGGAAACCTTTATTGGCTCGTGTCTTAAATCGGATGTACTCGTTATCGTGGTCCAATTTCAGGTGATGGGTTTTCCGTTCAGGGTCTTTTATCATCGTTGGCTGTTCAAGATATTCATTGTCCTTGATATGCCGCCATTTAGGGACCCATTTTTTACCGAGTGCCGCCGTCAGCATCATATACTGATAACGGTCATTCATCTCGATCGTTTGGCCTAACGGTGTGGCCCATGTCGTGTGATTAGCATCATCTCGTTCATTGAATTCCCACTGGAAGCCACGTGGATTCCCGGTTGCTTCTCTTTTCTTGGCGGCTGGTGTCCGCCGTCCTTTGATCAGTGCTCCAACACCACGAGGAAGTTCTCTTTTTCGGGCTCGCTTATCATCGCTACCCCGGTCATCGAGAGTGAGCTTGATGCCGTATCGCGTCACCATCCTCATCCAACGAGCATCGCGATCACCCCAGTATTTGTCTTCCATCTCGCTCTTAGAGCCAGATTCTTCTAACAATTTCCTTTTGATGAATGTGTCTTCTTGCGGATGGAATCCTTTATCGTAACTCTGGAAAAGCATTCCACCTTTGGTGCGGATCTTGATCCAACGATAATCGTTCTTCTTTTCTTTCGAGATAGAACGTGGATCTGATACACCGAATTCACCGGGGCGAGTCTTGGATTGGACTACATCGCCTTTGTGCGGTGTCCCCTTCTGTGCCCAACCTACATCGCGGATTTCGATCCTAGACCCATATCGGGTCATTTGGATCATTTTCCGCTGGTCACCATCTTTGGAGTCAGCCCTAGGCACATTATCGTTTAGAAGTCTCTGGACATATAGCCATCGCTTGGTTTCAAACTGTTCGTCTTCTTTGAAGTCACCCTTGAATTCGCCCAACGGTGTGTCGTCTTCAGGGCAAGGTTCTTTCTTCCAATGATAGCCTTGATCACCCATCAAAAAGATGTTACCGTATTTGGTAACACGAGCCATATACTTCCGGTCAGGATTATTGACCTGAGGCGGCTGTTGTTTTTGTTGGAAATTGGAGCCGGATACGGCGTCGTGGTCTGCCGGTGGGGGTGGTTCTTCGTGCTCTTTGGGATAGAAACCTACAGCCGAATGTAACTCCATGTTGCCGTATCGGTCTTGCCAGCCATGGCCCATTGGGCGACCATCTTTAGGCAGATAGGCTTCGTCATAGTCGTTTGGTCGGTCGGCTGGTCTGCCGTCATCATTAACGCTTAGAGGCGTTACTTGGAAGATCTGTGGGTAGGTGTAGAACTTGCGGCGAGTTGGATCTGCGAACCCGGTCCAGATTGGACCGTATGGATGTTGGCGTTCGAAGGTGATCCATAACCAGTCTCCAATGACTGGTGCTACAAATCGTCCCGCTCTTTTCCCACCAAGATCGAAGCAAGGGACAGCCCAAGGACAATCGTCAGCCGCAAGGTCAAAGTCGTGGAGATCGGGGCACTTAAATCTGACTCGATAATGGTTCAGGGGGTCGTTAGTCTCGACGACCAAGGCACGATAATAGCCAGGAAACCTTTCCCACAGAGTTCTTGTTCTGTGGGAGAAGAATTTGGACCAGACTACATTAATATTGTCAGACATTCAGGGTACTCCAATGGTAACATATGTACCACTTTTTCAGCATTGATGCAGAGTTACCCTAACAACTCTGGTAATACTACTCTGTCAAGCGGGTATTCGATGACATCTCCCGCCTTTGGCCAATTCAACGATCTTCTAGCGTTGTTGAATGAAATTAGTACCCAGTCAAGTAGTGGCGTGCCATAGATTCGATCAGAAATTAAATCTGGACGACCTTCAAGGGCAGAAGTCACTCTGAATACGCCGATATTGTCTTCAGTTGGGCGTTTAAGCAAGAATGATGGTTGAGACCAAGTTCCATAAGTCTCCACTCCCTCGAAGATAATCGGCTCAGTCTGCTGGAGTCTTGAAAATTGGTCTAAGTCAGCCATATTAGTACCACTCCGGAGTCATCTCTAATACAAGACCATCTAAGTTTTGGGTTTTCTCAGCCCCACCTTGGGTCCAAAGCCTAAGGTCAATATTGATATCGGTACGCAATGGAAATGATCCTGCGGTAGACGTTACAATAGTCTCATCTGGATCATCCGAGTTTTGAGCGTTAACTTCCCCCGCAGCACAAATGATCGTGTCTGAATGCTTCACATCTATGGCTTTGATACGTGCTGACATCGGCTTTTGACCACCGAACAGAGCATATTGAAAAATGACAACCAAATTCCTACCGCGTTCTTTAGTAGCTCGAATTCCGGCGAAGTAACCGCGAAGTGCTTTCACCTGTTCTGCAATAACGTCGGTAGTAAAGTCTTGCCCATCGACAATATAAGTCCAAGACAGCGAAATTTCACGAGGGCCTGATGTTTCGAAGACAGCGACCGGTTCTGTACCTCGTAAGTCTCCTTCTTTCCATGTTCCCTTACGATTATCACTAAGAATACGAGGCGGGAATTGGAACAAAACAGTATGTGTACCACCATCTTTAGTGTTGAATGACAAAACACATTCTTCTCTAAGTGCTACGTCATGACCTGTGTAAACTTGACCCATTTTATTTCATCCACTGGTTAAATTCGGTAGTAAGACCTTCGTCTTTAACCGTGATACTAGGCAAGTACGTTTCCAGTAGCTCCACAATAGTAGTCAATTCGGTACCGCCACCCTCTGTCATACCACCCATCTTCTCGTTGATATCAGCCAAACTAGCCGCCATTGTACCCAATAAAACCGTTTGCTCATTTACTTTCTGAGCATCGCCCTCAGTTTTATCCATGACCTGTACGGTAGTGATCGCTTCAGACCGTACAGCATCTTCAAGACCTTCTGATCTCGCGGTTGCCATGGCTGGAATAGCTTTTGCCACCACAGCCATTTCAATTCTGGTTGCGGTGCCTTCGAGTAAGTTGGTGTATTTGTCCAACATACCACCGAGCTTGTCCATATCCGTCTGGACTGTCATGCCTTGCTGGCCAACATTGGCCATTGCTGTACCAAGTTGTTCTAGACTATTGGCGATCTCAGTAACCGGCTTCACAAATTTATCGGCTGCAGATTGGAATTTAACAGCCGATTTATCCAGCCCACCAGCCAATTTACTAATTCCAGGCATCGCTTCAAGTGCTGAATCGACTGCCATCTTGATAGAGCCAATAGGAGCGTTGGACATGATCTCGAAAGCAAGGGCAAACTCATGCATCCCTTTGCCCATTTTTGCAATATCGTCAGTAGACCGTCTAAATCTTTTTGTGGCGGTCTCCAACCACGACATTCCAACGTAGATCCCAATCGCTGCTGGGACCAACCAAGCCGCAGCCCAGAACAATGCGAGTGATGCCGTAAACAGAACCCCCGGCTGCGGCGATTAAGAATACTGAAGTCTTCAGCATACTAACCGAAGCAATCATCATTAAGGCATCCGCCGCTATCAATCGACTAGCGGCCCCAGAAACCAGCACCGAACCAAGATGAAGCAAGTTCGCAGCAGAAATCATGATCGTAGCTGCCAACATTAGGGCCATGCTCCCAATAAGCATGATCGTTGACGCTCCTAAATAAGCAATTGCTGCAGCCATCAAAACCGGTATGGTGAAGAGCATGACTAATGCTGTACCAGCAATAGCAAACACAGCACCCAACAACATGACGGCCCCAAGCAACATCATGCTTGCACCAACCACGAACCACATTCCAGCCTGATAAGTCTTAATCGCAGCAGGCAATATCATGTCCATTGCTGTCTGCATAAGTGCAGCGGCGGGCTGAAGTAGAACAGCACCAGCCATCATGATCATTGCGGCATAGTAAATTGCCACAGCCCCAACCAGAAGGCCCGCCCCGCCAATAGCCATCATTACACCGACAGCCATCATAACCGGTGCTATTGGAGCCAAGAAGGCAATAGCAACCGCCAAAGCCCCAGCCGCCCAGAACATTGTCCAAGCTGCTCCAGCCATCATCCCAGCAGCAGCCATCATCGATACCATGCCCTTGAGCATCATCGTACCACCGATACCGATAGCAACTCCGGCTACCATGGTCATCAATGCGGCTGGTAATAACAGTGCGGCAGCAACTCCAAGGAATACTGCTCCAATCCCCAATGCGATTGCTGCTGGAATCAAGAGTACGCCAGCGATTCCTAGTAGTGGAGCAGCGACAGCCAGTAATCCAGCACCAATCGCCAACATCACACCCGCTGGAAGTATAAGCATTCCAGCAGCAAACAACATAACAGCGGCTGAAAGCAATCCCACCCCGGCAGCAAACATGATCCCACCAGCCGTTACCATCAGCACTGATGCAATAATCAAGAACGGTGCGGCAACCATGAGTACCAGAGAAGCCGCCAAAATAGCACCGGCACCAACAGCGAGCAGCGGACCAGCAAGAATAAGAACGAGTCCTGCACCCAAGAAGTACAACGAAGCTTGTAAGAGAGCTTGGGCAATTGGGACAATAGTGTCGGCATTGAGTGAATTAAGCCCAGTAGCCAGCATCGACATTCCGATACCAAGCAATAATACTGGAACCACTAAGGCCCATAAGGCCACGGCCAAAAGCATAATACCAGCAAAACCGATCAATCCAGCAGCAGCAAGCATCAAGATACCGCCAGCAAGGGCTGGCATGGCGGCAGCAGCAGCTAATCCGTATGCGGCGATTGCTTCGACAGCCCCGCCCATCAAGTGCATGCCGACTCCAGCCAGCATAGCCGCTGCACCCAGAATCAGAACAACAAAGGCCAATCCGAGCATCAATGGGATTAAAGGACCGGCCACAGTTGCAATAATAGCAAAGGCAACGAGCATAACAATCATCGCAACCGTCATCGCGACAAGCATACCAACCGCAGCCCATCCATGTTCCGCAGCCGCCGCCATCCCCATGCCCATCAACCAGAATCCAGCACCAACAAGCAGTACAGCAAGACCGAGTTGCATCAGCGGGATAATGACAGGTCTAACAGAATTACCTAAAGCGGCGAGTCCTTGACCAAGACCAGTGAATATCGCTCTGATCGATTGGCCAATAGCTTCAGCCATGGCGACGATCGATCGTCCGATCATACGGATAATATTTAGACTGCCTCTGATTATTCCCGTAGTAGTGGAGAATGTTGTGGCAAGTGCTGCTAATGCTATACCAGCAATCACCAAAATGCCTATCAAAATAAGCAGTGCACCACCGACAAACCTGATGACGTTCATCAGAATACTAAAACCTGGAATCCATTCTTCCATCCAGCCGACAGCGGATCGAATCATTCCAATGAACACACCAATCGCTTGGACCACCCAATTCAAAGCTTGCAAGACTGGAATGAGAGCATCAGCCATGAGTTGTACTAAGAACCCTATGACCGCATTGATGGCGGATTTAAGCTGATTCAATTGAGCAGTGAGAGTCCGCATACTCTCTGCCCATCTTTTATCCGCCGCTATCTGGTCTGCGAATGCCTTTTCGATACCTGCCATGGTCAGCATGGACTTCTTCTGCTCTGCGGTTAACTCCTCTTCCGCACGAGCCATCATAAAGAGCTGGTCGGTGGTGAGACCAAATTTTTTAGTGAGTTTTTCCAATGTTTCTTGTTGACCATTGGACATCGAGTCCAAACCTTGCATCTGACGTTGGGTAAGCCCAAGATCAGCCGTAAAGTTTCTAGATGCCGCTCCCATAGCTTCGAATTTGTCTTTAATCGAAGCATCTGCAGAAATTCCAGCGAAGCCTTCCCATACAATCGCCGCTTCCACACCTGTAAGCTGTAAGGTCTTAACCCAGTCGTCGGCTGCTTTTTGGTTGACTCCCAATTCTTTAGCAACGCCACGTAAGCCAAGATTGGCCTTCATGAATGCTTCAGGAGCATCCTTCCCGAAGAAGACTACTTGCTCTTCCATAGAAAGGCTGCTTGATTCAAGTGCTTTCTGAACATCATAAGTTGACAGTCCAAAAGCACGCTGAGCCGCCGACATCATGTCGATTTGTTTGCGTGTTCGTTCCGCGTCGAATCCAGCACCACGAAGTTCGCGGGTATACTCCGCTAAAACATCAACACTGACACCAGTGACACGGTTCGCTTGACCAACAGTAGCAGAAAGCTTATAAATCTCATCACGAGGTGTTTTAACGTCCGCCAACGCTTTATACGTGGCGATCGCCTCTTCTCGGAAGATTCCAAATTCTGCAGATAATTCTCGTGTGCTATTGACTATCTGCTGTTGAGACCCATATACACGATAATTCGCGGTTACAAAGTTTTCCGTCTCTTTGTCGAAGTTCTTGATAAGTGCCCACACCGCGAATGTCGCAGTTTTGAGCTTACCCATCACATCTACGGATTCCTCCAAATTCTCTTTCAGAGAGCCCGTTTCTTTGGTCAGATTCTGGAGTAATCCATGTTCTGCCTTAATCATCCCGGCTTCAGTATCATGGACGAGATTTTTACTCTCCAATGAACTTATCCAACGATTGATTAAGTCAAGATACTCCTCCCCCGTTTTGTGCTCTTTTACGAGAGATTTCTCAAGCCCCTCTTGGAGCTTATCGATTTTCTGAAGATGCTCAAGTCTCTTCTCCAGATCTTGCAGACTATCTGCCTGAGTGTCATACATGTCACTCAGAGAAGACGCCGCTTGGGACAGATTGACTTCAAGTTTACCAGAGGCGGAAGTGAATTCACCCGTAGTAGCGACCGCCGCAGCCAATTGCTGATTCAGGTCATCCACCATCCCAGAAATAGAATTTAGGGAGTTCTGGGCGGCTGCTGACACCTTTTCTTCAATATTAGACGCCATCTGCCCAAACTCATCGAGTGATGAATGTGCTTGAGCAGAATCCAAATCAAGTTGGATTGAGAGTGCGTAAACATTGGGGTCAACGGCCATGCTGTTCTCAGATGAATACAGACACAGGGATTTCTATGTCAACTTATTTATCTTCGCCTTCGGCATGGCTGTCGGGTCCGCAGCCCAGATACGCAACGAGCCCCGACGTGGCCGCGTCGGGGCTCGTGCTACTTTCCACGGAGGAAGCTGCGTTATTTTTGTTCCCTAAGGTATTGACGCATTCCACCTTTTCCGTCTCTGCCGGACCACACGTCAGAAGCGATTTCACCAAGGACAATTCCTTGAACCACTGCTGAGAGTACCCCACCGACCGTAACCGGTTTGCTGGGTGCACGGCGAGTGCGGGCATCGCCGCGATTACGGCATTCCTGAATCACTCGCATGGTGACCTTAGCCAGCACACGGAACTCATAGGTATTCTCGTAACTTGGGTCGATGCGGCATTCAGTTTGCAGGTTTTCGCTACATGCTGCCACTTCGTTGACATTCATCCCACGAATTTCGACCACACGGTCGTGGATTTCGCGGGTTTCAATCCATTCATTGATGGAATTGTCGAAGTATCGGGTAGTGAAGGTTGTCATTGTTTTTCTCCTACCCAAATGTTGCATACGGGAGCCCCACGTTAATTTTGAAATACGTGAGAATCCCTACTACGCGGCGGAGAGGCTTCGTCCAATAGCCTCTTCCACCTTATCCACCATTTTCCGCATCGGATGACCAGCGGCAACCAACTGACTCTTGGTCGCTTTTTGAGAGTGGCCGAGAATGTCGTAGGTGTCTTCAAGGGTGAAGAGAAATTTGAACTTGTCGCGGCCTCCGACGTCTTTCCGGGTTTCGAAATCGACGAGAATGGCCGGATGACAGTCGGGATCGTAAAGACGTTCTTCGGGGATTTCCTTGAAAGAAACGGTGTCCCCGACGATATCGATTTCGACCCATTGGAAGTCGTGGCACTTATTCTGGGTGCCTACGATGGCCGCTTCGGTGTGCAAACGGTCCATGGCCGCTTGTGTGATCGGCTTGCCGTTGAAAGTGTCAGAGTAGCCCTTCCGGCGTTTTTCTCGGAACTTGCCGTCGATGAAATTGACAGCGGAATAGTTGCCGCCGAATTCCTTGACTTGAGATTGGCCTTTGGTGCCAAGGCGACCCCAGCGGACATTGACCTTATTCGTCTTGTCGTCCCAAGACGCGGCCCAGAATTTGTTGTGCTCATCGCCTTGGTGGATGAGGATTTTTTCGTCTTTGTAGCGATCATACCACGACATTGTGTTCTCCCAGTTGGCTAAGGGTTGGTTTCTAGCTGAATGTTGCACCAGCCGCCAACTGGTTAAATACATTAGGTCAGTGGGTGCTTGCTGACAACAGAATAATTCCTGTCGAAGATCTCCTTGTACCCTTTGTTATACGCAGTCGGGCAGTTGTGCTTGATCCATACAAGTTTCCGTTCCAAAGATAGAGTTGCCAGTCGTTCCTTGTTCGCACGAATCCGATTGACTTCTCCCCGTGGTATCTTGCCGGTCGCAATAGCACACAACTTGCCGTTACGATTCCCTAGCGGGTATAGTAGTAGATACTTCGACTGTTTACCAACTGGTCGATAAAGGATATAAAGTAATTCCATGTCAGTTCCCAAGGCTAAAGCCAGACCGCAAATCACTCTTATTTTCGATTTACCTACCGGTGGAGAGCAAGACGTAGGAAAAATGCTCTCCAAATTCGAATTCAAGGGCATGGTTAACGGTGGCTACACCATCAAAGGGAAACTCGTAGATCCAAACTTCAACATCTTAAATCAACTCGTTGACTCTGGATATTTCAAAGAAGCCAGAACCCGACCAGTCCCCGTTATATTTCAGATTCGCTGGGGGACCAAAGCAGAAACATCCTTCCCAGAAACAGCAACCAAAGACAGACAAGTCGCATATCTGCTTTCACTCAAAGCAGTCGGCGAACAATCTGCCGATAATGGTCTGCTCGAATTCGTGGCGATGGACCCACCATCATGGTTCCTAAATATGGGAGACGGCAACGGAGGACTGTATAAAGGCAGAGTCAGCGATGCTATCAAGCAAGTCGTCGAAGAATATGCACCAGCCGTCGATCTCGATATAGGAAGAACTGTGGACTCTGAAGAGGGCAAATGGTGGATGATGCGACAAGACCCCAAGACGTTCATCGCGTCACTCTTCGACTGGTCATCAGCCGTCACACGGAAAAAGACCCAATGGGTGTTCGCACCAGATGGAACCAAATTAGTCATCAAAGAGCAAGCTGAATTACCATCCACACAACGTGGATTCTATCGCTTCATGGACCAAGATTCACATGATACGATCCGCAATTGGGAATTTTTAGCCGATAACGCTCTATCAGCAGTTCAAACCAAATTGATCACACAAGGCATCGCGGCAGTTTCTGGCCAATATCTGGATAGGATCACAGATAAAGATGAAGAGAAAGTCTTCGTTAAAGACGCCAGAACACCAAACAAGAAAATCGCTAAGATCAAGGACGATCAAGGCTTCACCAAGCCACCAGATGCTGAACCACAACAAGTCGGCTGGTCATCAGTGACCACAATTCCGGAAGTTTACTCAGCAGGAGATTTGGGACTTCGGTATGAAGAGTATATTGACGGTCGACCAAGAGCAATGTGGCTCAACCTAGTCAACGCCCTCATGCGTGTCAAAATCGAATGTATAGGACACGGAGAATGGTCAAGTTGTGAAGGCTTGGGTGTTGATACAGCCTTCATCAAATGGACTAGTGCTAAAGCAGCAAGCGGTAAAGACAAGCCATTTTGGTGGATGACCGGAAATTGGCTCGTTTATGGCTTCCATCACCGCGTCGAACGTGGATTCTGGTTTACAGATGTATATCTCGCACGTTTCGACCACGACGCAGTAGCGGAAAAAGTCGGTGGCGGCAGCGGTTCATAATGTATTTAATGTGGGTGGTAATGACTATTCACACATGGAGATATACTATGATCCGATCACTAATCCTTTGCCTGCTCTTTGTCTCTGGTTGTTCAAACACAGGTCCAGCTTCGTACGAACCCCTCAAAGCAGATACCGATGCAGGCTATGAAGTATGGGCAATCATCATCGACGGCGAAGATGGGTTCGTGCATTATTTCGTCTTATCCGACGAAAGCCGTGAGCACCTAAACAACAGCGGGACATGGACCACTCCCACTGATCGAGACAATTTGTCTGTTGATTATGAAGAATCTGAAGGAACGTTGACGATCACAACAACAATGGTGACTTCATACTTCACTCAGAATACCGTGATGGAAATATCTGATGGAAAGATGGAAGGAGCCATCAAAGGAAAGAATTCCAAACGAGCAATAAGTGGGACAGCGAAAAAACTTTGATTATTCCGCCATATGATAATCATGGTCCATCTTCTTACGATTCTTGATCCGATCCCGTTCTTTCTGCCATTCGGCAAGTGGGTCAATACTTGGATCATCTTCGAGTGCTTGGACTGAATCAGAGGCATTGGAAAAGGCCGAAATAGCCATACCAATAGTCCCAATCATCGGCACAAGCATCAAACCAACAAAGATCTTCCCCCATATAGTGCCGGGGTACGCATCACCATAGCCCACAGTCGTGCCTGTAACGATAGTGAACCACGCTACGTCCAACAGACTTCCAAAGTTCTCTGGTTGGGCTTTTTTCTCAAGTTCTAAGCAAGCGACCGCAAAGAATAGCCACATAATCCCGACTGAGAACACCAAACCCTTGAGATTGTGGTAAGCCCGATAGA